TGGGTAATCATATAGGGGTCTTTGCCGCGCCCCGAGTAAAGCGTGTAATCGTCAAACTCGCCCTTCTCTTTGCTTTTTAAAAACGTAATGTGATGGGTCTGTTGGACATATTCATCTTCATCGTCTTCGTTATCGGTCAGATAACTCAAAGGCAACTCGCCTGAAACTTCATAGATCGGGATATACTCTGCTTTAGTATCTTTCTTCTGTTTAGAACCCGTCTCTCTGGCTGTTAAGGCGGTAAGAAGGCTCTCAACTAAATCTTTATTATAGTTCTTGTTCTTCTTGAGTTGGGCTGGTGTCAGCCAAAGCTTCTCAATCTTTATGTTATTTTCAAAATCAATCGAGTCACAAATCATCTGATTCCAAGGCACGACCTTACAGATAAGTTCTCCTTCCTTCTCAACAAACTTAGGGACTGCCGAACCGTAAGAAGCTAAAGTTAGCCCCCAATCATTTAAGAACTTTCCAAAACCGCTTTTTCTCATCCATTCGCCTAAAAGAATTGTACCTAAAAGCGAGATAATCTGGTGGGCTTTTTTGGTTGCCTTGACCCTAATATTCTTTCGGTCTATGTCTGTCGCCCGGAACCAAATATTCCTTGCGGCTATCGAAATATTGAAAAACGGTTTATCCCTCCCCAAAGAATCAGTCTCGCCCGATGTATGTTTGGAATTCAAATAAGCGTCAACTTTTTCTATCTCATCCCTCATAGATTCCTCGACATATTTTGAGATAGTGGTTATGCCGTTAACATCATCGCCCTCCATCTTTCGCACCAGTTCATAAATAGTTTTCATCACTTTTGATTATTTTGTTTTTAGCTGAATATGTAATAGGGTTGAAGAACTATTGACTTGTAAGGCCAAACATTGAGCGTTTAGGTTGGTCAAAAGAATTTGTTTACCTCGACCTTGCATAGCAGTCGTATTCAAAACCAAAGTAGATGTCCCTGCTAAAGGAGTTAATTGACTGGAAGCATCAGTAATTCCTGTTATAAAAGGTGCAGCGTCAAACCAATTAATCTGATCCATAGTTACTACATCATAAATCGTGGTCGTAGTGGCGGTATTGCAATAATCATCATTTGAGGCAAGGAGTGAAACATGAAGATTAGATGCTCCAGTAGCAGGAGTAGAAGAAGCAGCCTTAAACAAAATAGTATAAACTGCCGTATTAATCGTTCCGTCTATTTTAGAAACATAAGTTGAAGTACCAGTATTAGCCCCATAAAACCCTACACCCGTAGTGGTGGTGCCGACTTTTGTCCCAACAACATCGGAAGCACCTTGATGAAAAATCACTTGGCCAAGCGAGTTATCTGCAGCTTTGGACAAAATTATTGAAAGACCCATCAACACTATAACAACTAACATTGTCCCACCGATTATATAGATTTTTTTCATTTGTTTATATTAATTATTTATCTAAAATTTAACGAATAACCTAAGTATTTGGATTCTATCCATTTATCGTCTCTTTTGATTACCTCATAAAGCATAAAAGCTATTCCATTGTGAAAACACCATTTCTCGCCAACAGATAGTTCATGTTTATTTCCAGCCAAAAGAGAAATCTTTTGGTCCCAATATTGATTTCCTTCTATTTCCCTAATCATTTACTTGAATTATAAATTTGACGATTCTTAATTGTTTCAAACTGTTGTTTTTGGATTTGAATTACTCTTGAACCTTCCTCCGACTGCATTGGCAGGATTTTTGACATAACCTCCCAATACATCCTCATGAGCCAAGTATCGGAATGGTCGGGACTCCTGCCGATGATTTCTTTGACATTCTCCTTTTGCGTCGCCATTCTTTTGCCATCTCCTTGTGAAGCATCCTGATAAATAGCTAATTCCTCTATGATGTTTTCTTTGAATCGCCCCGTTAACTTAGAAGCGATTTTGTGGTTATTACAAGCATCAGCTAACACGAAAACACATTGGCTTCTGAGATTCTTGTAATCGGAAACTAAAGATGCGTCTTTGAGGTAGCTGACATTCGGCAGTTTGACGATGTTTTGGTCTGTCTTAATTGCCTGGTAAGAGCTTTTATACCCCACAATCCCGTCAAGCAAAGAAGATGAAGCCACGCCTGCTCCTACTCCGATGGCATCCACGGCGATGTGGGAATAAGGTATTTTGTCTTGCGAGGCGTATTCTCTGATCTGATTGATTATTCCTTCGGTATTTAAACGGGCAAACTCTTCCCTTCTATATTCTTCCAAGTCCTCCCAAAAGCTGAAGATTGTTTTATCTGAACCATCCTCGGCAATATCAATCGTTAAATACTTTTCTCCGTTCTTGGTTATTGTGTTTGAAAAGACATCTATTAAGGCATCATATTTGAAAAGCGCGCCAGCGTTGTCCAGGTATTCAGCCATTATCTCCTGCCGATAGGTGTCTGAATCCATTTCCTTTTTAGCTTTTTCCAGCTCCTGCCTGTCTAAAAATGGATTATCCCAAGTTGTGAAATGGAATGCTTGAAAATCTTTATCTTCTTGGACCAGTTTCTCTAATCTCCGTAAATTAGGATTCTCTTTCTTGGGTGTACCGGTGAACCAAGCCGAACCATGATAATCAAGTAAAGTAGGCCTGAATATCTCCTGCCAAGAAATGAAAAAGTCTTTGAACGTATCCACCTCATCAAAATAAATCCGATAAGCCGGCTTACCTCTGAAGTTCTCTCGATTTTCCCAGCCAGCTATTTGGATTAGCGAATGTCCACCCTTTTGGGTTGGTACTTTCATCTCCAGTCGTCCTTCATTGGCTTCACCGATACCAGCCAAACGAGTTTTAAGCATCTCCCAAATAATCTCTCTAGCTTGCTTTTGAGTCGGTGCTAAGTAAAAAATAGGTCTATCTTTATCGCTTACCGCCGAAAATGTCATATCCTCCACTTCAAGCGAAGTCTTACCGCTGCGTCTGCCAGCTCGTATTACTTTAAAGCGTACTTGAGAGAGAATTATTTTCTTTTGGTTGTCGTGCAGGATTAAGTGTTTCATCGAAGATTATTTTAATCGGCTTGCCGTCTTGTCCCGATATTTCTTGAATTCTGGGCAAAACATTGCCAGCCAATCTTAAAATAACTTGACCCCTGAAATTCTCCGTATAAGTCTTGTGTTCCAAATCCAGCAAGATTTTTTTAATTTCTTTTAAGGTCAGATCTCTTACTTCAGCACCTAATTGTCTTTGATAATATGGAATACCTGGCATTTGTATTCAATTTTATTTTGTGGCTTATTTAAGCCATTTATTTCCTAAAAGCAAGCCGTAAAACTTCGAAGCATAGGCTTGCTTTGTGATTCATAAAGAATCCAGTTTCATGCTCCTGCTTTTAAGAAATAAAATAATCTCCTCCACCAGTTCCAATAGGCCAGGACTTCTTGATAACATTTCTCTATAGTCTCCTTATCAATACCTTTGAATAATTCTTTTTTCAAAAAATCAACTATATTCTTTGGTAAAATCTCTTTGGGGTTTTCACCGCCCAACAATGTCCAATAAGGAATTGAACCATCCAAAATACTATCTTCCCACATCTGCATCGTGATACCTTGCCATCTTTTTGCCTGACATAATTGTTTATATCTAATGGGATTTTGTAATTCTTCAAGTTCGGTCTTAATGCCTTTTTCCGAAAAATCAATGAATGCCTTATCAGCATCTTCACCGACAAAATCTTTAGCTGGACTGTTTCTTATAAAAAATTCTAATCTTTCAATTTCTTTGTTCATAATAAAAAAGGGAAACCAAATTTTTCAGTTTCCCGCTGCTATGAAGGAACAAATTGTATTCAACTTATTCATATCCTAATTATATTCCTATTAATAGGATTGACAAGTGAAACCTAAACTGTTGATAACTGGCAAGTTGGAATTCTTTTAAAAACAGCAAGGTTATGTTCCTTGATCCATCGGCAATAATTAATTCGGGCTATACTATATTCTTTTTTATTGGTTCTTTTATATCGGCAAGCCACACACAATCCATTCTCTACATGCACGGAATTCTTTTTGCACCTGACACATAATCTTTTCACCCAATGTCCAGTCGGGATAATTCCCTCCAACTTCTTTGAAACTAAACCGCAACAACTTCGGCAGTAATTCCCGAACATCTCATAATGGTTCTCAATAGGGAGGAATTCTTTATGGCAGGAGGGGCAGATCATAAGGCTGGCCTAATATTTTTTAAGTTCTTCCTTTAAAAAAAGTTCCACAGCTGCGTAATCTATTTTGCTCCTGTCTATGAGTTGACTTATATTTCTTAAATATCTTGTCCTGATAGGATACTTTTCTTTGAGCCATTGCGCCGCTTCTAAGGGGTTTTTGTGGACGAAATGAAAATGACAGGCGTAACACAACAAAAGCAAATTATCAGTGTCCCATCTTAAACGGGTGTATTTTCCTTTAGGCAAAATGTGAGCGCAATGCAAAGCCTCTTTTTTTCCGCACCGGACACAGACCTTGTCCCTTGCTTTTACGACTTCCCTTGCTAGATCGTCGAGTTTCTTAACCCAATACTTTCTGTCCAACTTTTTTGCCAATACTATTTTCATATCCTTTTATTGGGTTAGGTTAAAATTTAATTTCTACTGTGCAAATTGTATCGTTTTTTGACCCGCCGTGAGCCACTAAGAGTATGCGTTCCATTTTGAAACCGCGATTTTTCCCAAGCCCCATAGAGTTCCAACCAAAACAAATTGCTTTTCCGCCGGGCCTGATAATCCTTGCCATTTCATTTTTACAATCAGCCCAATACTTCATAGATGAAAATTCTTTTTTCCCATACATTCTTGCTTGTGTAATTGAATATGGTGGGTCGCACAGAACAGTATCATATCTGGCAGTTCTCTTTCCTTTTAGCCAAGTCAATGCATCTTTATGGTCAGCGTCAGCATTGCCTGCCGTTTCCTCAATATCATTCTGTTCTTGTGC